GTCTTTCCCGACGGCGACTTTGAAGTCAACTCTCTGGTTGCGTTAGTGCGTAAGATTAGGTCTCACGGAGTCAAGCATTGGACGGCTGGGCCTCACGTGCGGTTGTGGAATTTGTACGAAAGCGAATTCCAAGACTGTGCTAAGCATCACTTCATCTCTTTTGAAGTCTGCTGCCCGTTCTGCAGTCAGGTGTTTCAGACCACCCCAGTGTCGTCGAGTAAAATCTCCGGCTGGGAGTTGGTCTTCGTTGACGACGTTAACAGAGGAGCTATTACAACAGCGCGCCGAAAGGAAGCCAGAGTTGTACAAGGCAAATCCGACTGTTACATCGTCCGGTTTTCCTACACCTGTAAAGAATGTATCGTTCACCACTTGGCTACATCCTGCTGCTCATGAGCCTTCCGGCTGCAGCAGTGACCTACGATTGCGTCAGAGGGGACTGCCAAGCAGGACCCAACTGTCTGATGATGGCTCTGATGATACTGCTCACTACAGGAATGTGGTGGGTTGTCTCTCTAGGCCTATTCTGGATAGAGCTACGGCGTTATCGCTCAGCCGACGAGACGATCTCACGGCCGAAGCGATTGCGGCTCATTGGCGATCCTTACTTGGATCCCTGTGAAGGCATCATAGGAAGAACCTTAGATGACCAGACCGGGTTAGTACAAGAAGTCGTGATACAACCTCGATGGTGGTATTTCATCAACCAATCCTCCCCTACCATAAATCAGGATGAGGATAATGAATGCGCCATTTTAGGGAACATCTATTCACAAGTTGATCCCTGTCATGAACCGGGCAGTTTTGTACTGCTTAAGGTGAATGAAGAGGTTGTAGGCGCCGGGTGTAGAGTAATTTACGACGGAGGGGACTACCTCCTGACTGCGCATCACGTGTGGTGTCAAGCACCAAATCAGATAGCCAAGGGCGGCAAAGTCGTTGGAATACCAACTGACATCAGCCCGTACTTGGCTTCTAAAGATAAAGTGCTAGACTTCGCTCTCATACCCGTACTAGCTGCAGTGTGGTCTAATCTGGGCGTCAAGTCCAGTAAGATCGCTAGTTTGCATCAACGCTCAAGTGTCACAGTGTATGGAGGCACTGCCTCCACTGCGCTCTTGAGCAGTTTTGGCACAGCTGAGGCTGATGAGAATCCCCTAAGGATTATTCATAAAGCCTCCACTGCAAGAGCATGGAGCGGGTCTCCGCTATATAATTCCAAAGGCCAGATTGTAGGTGTTCATCTTGGCTATGACCGGCTTGGCTCAACTAATAGAGCCATGAATATCGGTTATGTCTTGAGAATAACCTCCAACAACGAGACTGCTCCCCCAGATCTCAATTTTATTGAAATTACTGAGGATGAAGCTCTCGACCGGCCGGTCTTCGATGAGTATACGATCGAGGGTTTTGGGAAAATCAGAACCCGAGCTCGAGAGTATTACATACCGAAGAACAAGGACTGGAACAGATACAGCAATGAGGACGATGATGCATTCTTCGACGTTCCTGTCGCTCTCTGGCTCAATTCCAATGAGACCATTGAGAAGCCTTTAAACTTCAAAGGGGCCGCAAAACCTCCGCGCTTGCCGCCCTCATTGAACTCGGGAACTATACCTGGGAAAGCGGAGGTCACTATCCGCAAGGAGTCGGACTACAATTTGTTGGTAGATCGACTTGTCTCTTTAGAGAGAGCTCTAGAAAGACTCTCTCAGAGCGTTTTAAACTTGCAAGTGAAACCTTCCCAGAACTGCTTGACTACGACTGGCCTGCCAGAGGATCCAAAGCTGAGCTCAACTCACTCCTCCTCCAAGCCGAAAGGTTCAGATGCACCGAGCCACCAGAAAACCTCGCCGACTCTTGCGAACAACTCGCCAGTAGGTACCCAGTTACCAGGCCTCGTTGTTGCTTCCGAACCGACCGATGGTCCTGGTCAGCAGTTGAAGAAGAAGTCAAGAGGCTCGCGGCGCAAGGGCAAGAAGTCTGTAAAGACTCAAGCCCCGGAAGCCCACTAGCCTCCCTCTGTAAGAGAAATCAAGATGTGTTGACAGCCCATCTTGATTTCATTGTC